TACAAGGACGGCTGCACCTCCCCCAAGGGCATCATCGCGCGCGTGAAGAGGCTGCTGCGTGAGGCTGGCTACAAGATCATGAAGACCGTGGACGAGCGCACACGCCTTCACGGACAGCTCGACCTGGAGCGCGTCAAGCCCGCCATGCTCAGCGGTGTCGAGCTGCGCGAGGACCAGCTGCGCGTGCTCTCGAAGGCGCTGAAGGACGGGTGCGGGCTGCTCCACGTGGCCACCGGTGGCGGCAAGACGGAGATCGGGTCAGCCATCATCATGGTGCTTGCCGAGGCACGCTGCCTGTTCCTGGTCCACACCAAGCAGCTTCTCAAGCAGGCTCGCGAACGCATCGCGCTCCGGCTCGGCACGATCGAGGAGCACATCGGGATCGTCGGAGATGGACGCTTCGAGCCGAAGCACATTACGGTCGCTACTGTTCAGAGCCTCAGCCGAGCCCGCAGTCCAGCGCAGAAGAAGATCATCGCGAAGTACCTGAAGACGATCGATCTGCTCCTGCTGGACGAGACGCACCACGCCTCCGCGAAGTCGTTCTACAAGCTCGTCCAGCGGATCGATGCGCCCTGGCGATACGGCATGTCTGGCACACCGTTCGGGCTCGCGGATGGCAAGGGTCTGATGGTCGAGGCTGCATTCGGACCGGTAGTGGAACGCGTCACCACCGATGAGCTGGTCTCGAAGGGCATTCTCGCCAGACCAACCATCCACATGATCGAGATCGACCAGCCGCAGATCGACACCGATCTCGACTGGCAGAGCGTGTACAAGGAGGGCATCGTCCTCAACACCCATCGCAACGGGATCATCGTGAAGTGGGCTGCGAAGTTCGCCAGGAAGAGCTGGCCGACGCTCATCATCGTGAAGGAGCTGTGGCACGGCGACAACCTCGCCGAGGAGCTGCGTCGCGCTGGGATCAAGCACGCGTTCGTCCACGGGCAGATGTCCACGGACGAGGTCGAGCGGCGGAAGGTGCATCTCACCGAAGGTAAGATCCACGTGCTCATCGCGTCTCCGATCTTCGGTGAGGGAGTCGACATCCCATCCGTGCGAGCGCTGATCATCGGTGACGGCGGGCAGTCGACCGCGAACGTGCTGCAGAAGATCGGTCGTGGTCTACGCAAGAAGGTCGGTGACAACCGCGTCACCGTCGTCGACTTCATGGATTCCACGCACAAGTGGCTCGCGCGGCACAGCCAGGAGCGCCTTGCGCTCTACGAAGCGGAATCTTTCAAGGTCATCACCTGACGGGAGCGAAAAAGATCTCCCTGTGGACAAGTCAAGTTTTCTGTGGACAGCCCGACGGAGATCTCCATCCACAGGGGCTGTGATATGTAGGATCCTGGCAACCAAGCATCTTGACCTTCACGATCTGGACGCGCTAAATCGTTCGACGGATGATCGACATGCGTTCAGACAAGTCAGAGAAGCGGTTGATCGCTGAGGACCTGTTCACGCTGTACAACGACGCGCTCAAGTCAGCGCATCCGAAGCGCACCACCGCTACCAAGCAGAACCGAACCGAGTGCAAGAAGTGTGGTGCTTGGTTCTTCGGTAGTCGAGGGTTCTGTGATTCTTGCCGATCACCCAAGAAGAAGGTGGTGTCCCTGGAAGGTCTCGACAAGGGATCGCGTCGCGCGTTCCTGGTAGCTGCGGCGCTCTGCATCGATCTTGATGCTGATGCTCGTGACTTCATCGTCGCGCAGTTCGCGATGATGCAATCTGCTGGCGCGTACCATGGCAAGGCGCTGGTCCCGACGCCGTACCAACTGGGCACGCTCGCGGCGCACGCGCGCTACCTCCAGTACATGAAGCGAGAGGACGAGAGGTTGTCACGTACAAGCGAACGTGAAGATCAGGACGATGATCAGCGTTGGTTCATCGAGGAGCGCAAGTTGAGAGGATACGCCAGGCTGCAGCGGAGAGATCCGATCGACGTGATGACCGAACAGCCAGAGCAGTTCTCACGCGACTTCCTCAAGCACAAAGGTGTATGGGGTGTCGTGCGAGATCTCTGGGACGAGAGGCAGCGGTCATGATGGATCTCGCACGCAGTCACACCGCCGCGTGGCGTCTTGGACGCTCGCACTTCGACTACACCGGCGATCCTCCGCAGCCGCGTGGTCTCCTGATCGGTGAAGCGCCTGGCCCGCACACCAACGTGCGTCTGCCGTTGTTCCCAGAGCCGACCAACTCAGCTGCAGCTCGCCTGCTGAAGTACGCCGGCATCGAGCCCGTCGAGTGGATGGGCAAGCTCATGCGCATGAACATGTGCGACGGACCATGGTCGGAACGTCGTGCTCGTGCCGGTCGCACGAGCGCTGTCGCCTACCTGCTCGACGAGGCGAACTACTACAATGGTCATCCTCTCCGCGTGCTGCTCCTTGGAACGCGCGCGGCCCGTGCCTGGTCCTGCTATGGGCCGTTCGGGTCCGTGGTCCACCAGTACAGCGAGAAGCCCAACGTCAACATCGCGTGGATCCCACACCCGTCTGGTAGGAACTTGCTCTACAACGATCGCAAGAATCAGCTACGTGCTCGCAACGCTGTGCTGTGGGCGATCGGCGAGCGTGCGAAACCATGAACGAGATGACGTGCTGCCCACTCACCAGCAGCGATGATGGTGAGTCGCCGACGTTCTACGAGAGCACCAAGCCTGTCGCGAGGCGGATCCACACCTGCAGCGAGTGCAGCGGGAAGATCACCAAGGGCGAGCGCTACGAGCGCGTCGGAGCGATGTGGCCTTGGAACAAGCGCCCGGAGACGTACCTGACGTGCGCGCTGTGCGTAGAGATCCGCACCCACTTCGCGTGCAACGGTTGGATCTTCGGCCAGCTCTGGGAGGACCTGGAGAACAACTTCTTCCAGGACATGAAGGCTGGAGGCATCTGCATGCAGGGGCTCTCTCCTGCTGCGAAGCAGAAGCTCATCGACGCGCGCATGGAGTGGTACTTCGCGCAGGATGAGGTCGACGACAGCGCTTGGGATGGGTGGGAGACCAGGAGACCACAACCGTGAAACCGAAGAAGCCGCGTACGCGGTTCGATGCTGTCGCTGAGGAAGTGAGCGACGCTCCATCACCGACGTGGAAGGTCGATTATGGCAAGGACTTCGAGCGACGCATGCTGCGGGTGCTGTACTCGGACCAGGAGTTCGCGACCACCACTGGCATCCATCTCACCCACGAGTATTTCAGCACGCCTTCGCTCCGGTGGCTCGCACAGAAGCTCGTCGGCTTCGTCAAGGAGCACGGCGCTGGCATCTCGAAGGATGCGCTCAACATCGAGCTGGAGCGCGACGTCAAGATCGGCCGGCTCACCAAGGCGCACGAGGAGGCAGCTCGCGCGCTCGTCGAGTCCGTAGACGTCACGGTCAAGGACCGCTCCTACGTCAAGGAGGAGCTGTTCCGGTTCATCAAGAACCAGACGGTCGACCGGGCGATCCGCGCGAGCATCGATCACCTCGACGCGCAGGACTTCGATTCCGTCGATCGCGAGCTGCAGAAGGTGCTCGACGTTCAGGCGTCGCTCGACGGTGGGCTCGGTCACTTCTTCGTTCGTGATCGCAAGCAGCGTCTAGTCCGTCGTAAGGATTCACCGACGAACGGTATCGCGACTGGACTCTTCGTTGACGAGAAGCTCAAGCCGAAGGGCCTTCCTCCGAAGTCGATCACGACGATCGTCGCGCCATCAGGTGTCGGCAAGTCCGGCGTGCTCATGTACATCACCAGGAGCGCCGTCACCATCGGTAGTGAGGTTCTCAAGAAGCAGCTGTGCGCGCTCTACGTGACGACCGAGTTGTCCGAGGAGGTCGTCTGCGATCGACTCGATGCCTCGTTCACCGGCGTGTCGATCAACATGCTAGAGAAGGATCGCAAGGCGGTCAGCGGGAAGGTTCGCGACCTCGGCAAGAAGTACGGTGAGTTCCTGGTCGTCAAGGAGTTCCCGCCGGCTGTGCTCACACCATCTGGCCTGCGTGCGTACATCCGCCAGCTGGAGCGTGTCGGGTTCTACCCCAACATCATCATCGTCGACAGCGCTGACGACATGGTTCCTGATGCTGGCGATCGTGGTCGGGACAAGGATGGCTACGAGGACTATGGTGCCGTGTGGCGTGGTCTCCGACGTCTCAGCTACGACTGCATGGCTCCGGTGGTCACAGCCAGCCAAACATCACGTGGAGCGCTCAACAAGGAGCACGTCGACTGGGACCACATCGCCGACTCGGCGAAGAAGGTCATGGTCTCGGACGTCGTGCTCATCCTGCAGCAGACCAAGGAAGAACACCGCCAGAAGGTTGGACGCTTCTACATCGCAAAGAATCGGTTCGGTTCTGCGAAGTCGGAGTGGAAGGTCAGGTTAGATTGGGCGCGAATCGACATCAGGAACATCTGAGGGAGGCGACAGATGGCTGCTAAGAAACCAGGCATTCCGACACCAACTACGACCAACGGATTCAACGGGAGAAACGGGCACGTCTCGCTCGCTCGCGAGGAGTACGAGGCATTAGCTGCGCGCGAAGAGATGATCTCGGTGATGACGGTCGAGAACGCCAAGCTCCAAACATGCAACCTCGACATCACACAGACGCTCGAAGTGCAGGTGAAACACTTGTCGAACTTCGAGTTGAAGGTTCGACACCTAGAACGCATCACCGCGCTGCAGGAAGCGCTCATCAACAGCTTCAAGGACAAGGAGAAGCTCGCCGGCCTAGCAGAGCTGTCTGAGTTCTGGAGGCAGTGGACGATCACCACATCCAACACCATCGATAGCCGCAAGGTGGATCGTGCAGAGGTGGTGAAGTTCGAGCCGGACCTCTTCAAGATGTGGCGCAACTGGGTCAACGATTCCGGCAAGGCCGACCGGTCGCTGAACTCGGCTGGGACACGTACGGAAGCTCAACCTCAGATGCAATCCATGATGCAGACGCACATGCTCGCTCGCAAGCATGAGGAGAACGCGAAGCTCGCGACCCGAGTTCAGCAGCTCGAAGCAGAGCTGGAGGCGCTCAAGAAGGAGACGAAGCAACCATGAAGGGTCACGGTCTAGCGAAGGAATACGGCACTCAGAACACACGCAACAAGCGCACCACAGCTGGCGCTCGTCGCTTCGTGCGTAGCGTCGGAACTGGTTTCTGCCTTCGACCTGCTTGTGGTTGCCCTCTCGGTGTCGTGGTGCATCACGGCGATCCGATGCTCTGCCCGGACTGCGGTGGCGCTCGACTCACCGAACACGAGGGCCGCGCGTAGTCCATGCTCAACCTCCGCGCCATCGATCGAGCGTTCGATGCTGAACGCTATGTGCTCCACGCGTTCCCGGACGCGCAGCGCAGCGGTGGAAACCTCGTGGTGGTCTGCCCGCACTGCGAGAAGAACAAGCTGTGGGTGCTCATCGTCGATCGAGACGACATCCGATCACCGGCATGGCAGTGCTTCTTCTGCGGCGATTCTGGGCGCACCGCACTCTCGCTCGTTCGCCGCCTGGAGGACTGCGACACGTTCGCCGCGCTGGAGCTGATCACCAAGTTCCAGAAGGGCAACGAGCCGCTCATCGACCTGCGCAGGCTCGTGGAGGAGAGACTCGTCGGTGATGTGGAGGTGTGGACGGACGCGGACAACCGTGTGCCTCTGCCCGACGAGTTCATCTCGGTGCAGAACGGGTGGAAGCGATCTGACCTCCCTCGATACTTCAAGGATCGTGGCATCGGTCCGAAGAAGGCCCACCGTTACGGGCTCGGCTGGTGCGAGGACGGCTACTTCAAGGACCGACTGGTGATACCGGTGACGCGCGATGGGAACGTCGAGTTCTTCGTGGCGCGCTACATGAAGACGAAGCCTCCGAAGGGCGTCAAGAAGACGCTCTACCCGAAGGGCGCGAAGCCAGGACGCCACCTGTTCAACTACGACCGCGCGCGGTACTGCGAGACGATCCGCATCGTGGAAGGTGTCCTCGATGCCATCCACGTCGGCAAGTCCGCGGTGGCGACCTTCGGTACCTCCCTCTCCCAGTACCAGCTGGAGCTGCTCATGAGGACCTCGGCTCGCGAGATCGTCATCATGTGGGATCGCGATGCCATCGACAAAGCTCGCGCCCTAGCAGATCGCCTAGCAGATCTCTGGGCCGTGCGTGTGGTGGAGCTTCCAGACGCGAGAGATCCCGATGAGCATACGCACGAAGACCTGAAGCTGATGGAACAGGCCGCTCCTGCGCTCGATACCTCGGGTGCTCGCCGCCAGTACGTGATCAGCCGGCTGGAACGTCAGAACTGATTGCCAGGATGCTTGCA